GGATGCCGGAATTTCAGTCCTTTGTAGGCGATTGGATCAAACTTTTGACGAGCGTGTGCGGGATTGGAAGGAGAATTACGCTAAGTAGCGTGGCTCCGACCGGTACGTCATTAAACTGCCAAGCCCGCAGCACCAGTGGGTTCCGTGAGGAAAGTTGAATAGGTGCTTTTCGTATTGATTACGGACGCGTTTCCCTGTCCGCTTAAGAAACGCGCACGCTTGCGATCACAAATACTGTACCCTTACAGTACCAATATTTATTGGGGGGATTGTATCCCAAAGGCGGAAAAACCGAACACGGTTTGATCAGATCGTGCACGGACATAAATAGATCACAAAAACAATACAATACAGTCTAACAGACTTTAAACAATTGGAGCCGCAATCCTCCACTATGAGCTACAAATTAGGCTCAGATACAAATGAAAACGTTGGTTTTGAGGGGCTTGCTACGGATCATGCCGCAGGGCATCCCACCGCTAGTGACCCCACTCGATTGCTTTCTAAAACCGACACATCGCTGGACAATTTCTTCAAGAGACCCGTCAAAATTAGGAGTTATGAATGGACGACAGCAGCAGCTTTCGACCAAAATTTTGACCCTTGGAGCAATTATATAAATAACCCTAGAGTTGCCAACAGAATATCCAATTACTACAATTTGAAAGGAACATTGAAAATTCGGATATTGATAAATGGAAACCCATTTCTGTATGGTCGACTCATGGCTTCGTATGTCCCTTTAGATATTTGGGATTACTCCGTTAGTCAGGAGAATGAGGTTGGGTATTTGACTAGGTTGTCACAGTGCCCCAAAGTGTTTATTGATCCCACCAGATCTGAAGGTGGTGAAATGACATTGCCATTTTTCTATTTCAAGGACATGGTTAATCTAACCGACGGTGATTACGGTCAACTAGGTCAGATATATATCAAGTCTTTAGGAGATCTCAATCATTCCAATGGAACAGTTGACGAAGCACAGATTTCTGTTTTCGCCTGGATGGAAGATGTTGAATTGAGTGGTTTGACTCACACAAACATGCTCGGTTTGACTCCCCAGGCGGACGAAACAGACATGGCGAACAAGGGTGCTATATCTCGTCCAGCAACGGCTCTTGCCGGTATAGCAGGAGTCATGGCGAATATTCCGCCAATAAGACCTTTTGCACTAGCCACCCAAATGGCTGCGTCAGGCATCGCAAGTATGGCTGCTTTGTTAGGTTACAGCGCTCCGGTAATGACCAAATCACCGGACCGGTACAAACCTGTCCTAGCATCCAATTTTGCAGTCACAGATCAAGCTGTGACAACTGAGAAGCTAACCGTTGACAGCAAACAGGAATTGTCGATTGACCCCCGTATATCAGGTATGGGCGCATCCGATCCTATGCTAATCAACGAAATAGCAACTCGCGAAAGCTACCTCACCAACTTCACGTGGGCAGAGGGAGCGGCTACAGAGTCTTTACTCTGGAATGTCAGAGTGAATCCAATGTTAGGCGTCGTTGATGCCACAGATAGTGGGAGATTTCTTACCGCTTTAGCTTTCGCTTCGGTTCCTTTCCAGTATTGGACTGGAACCATCGACTTTCGATTTCAGATAGTAGCTTCAGCTTACCACAGAGGACGAATAAAGGTAGTTTTTGACCCATCTAGGACACCTTTGGTTTCTGAGTACAATGTCGCATTCACCGAAATTATAGATCTTTCTGAAAAGGACGATTTTACAATATCTGTTTCAAATGCGCAGCCGTATGGTGTGCTGAAAGTCACTTCCCCTCAATTGTTGACCTCTGGTGCAACTAGCACCATCACTTCCCCAAGGGAACGTGAAGACAACGGAACTCTTTCCGTTTTTGTAGTTAACAAGTTGACGTCACCCAATGAGACCATTTCCAATGATGTTAGGGTTAATGTTTTTGTCAAAGCTGGCAAAGATTTTGAGCTTTTCTCACCGGGTAGCGCCATGGGTTCTCTTAGTGTTACCGCGTCCCCTCAATCATCCGAAACGGACTTGGAGGGGCATGTGGATAGAAACAAACCAGATCATGAAGACATGACACACCATGCACTTGGCACTGAAGGCTTTAACAGTCCTGATTTAGCTAAAGTTTACATGGGTGAGAGGGTTTGTTCTCTTAGACCATTGACCAAGAGGTGGAATTGGCATTCATTGCTAACTATCATTGAAACTGGCGCCGCGAACGAGTATTACTGCACGCGAGATTTCTTCCCTTACTTTAGGGGAGGAGTCGCGGGGGCAGTAGACACGAGACCTGATCTTTCCAGTGTTAACTATTGCAGTATGACTATGTTGAATTATCTCGTTTTGGGTTACTCAGGTTTTCGTGGTTCCGTGAGATACAGAATTAAGCCTTATGGACCATCGTTCAGGTGGAATCCCATAGCAATGCGAGTTGCCAGAGTTGTTGATAATAACACTAGTGACATGTACCTGAATAGGACGCGATTGTGGGATAATTCCATCCAGCTGAATGAGCGCAGGTTTCAAGATCAATCGGAAGAAGCGGGTACCTCCAACGAACAGATGCCGTTTGATGGTGGACGTACAGGCAATTGCCTTATGGACACATCATTATCGACTGTTTTGGAATTTGAGGTTCCCTTCCAGAGCGAATTTAGATTCGTTCCTGGCAAACAAGTTAACTTTACTACTGGAGGCTCTTGGAACACTGTGTGGGGTTTCAGAGTGATAGGTAGAGCGGATGACGATACTGCATTGCATTTGTGGGCTTCAGCTGGAGAAGATTTCCAAACATACTTCTTCACAGGAGCCCCAAAACTGTTTTACGTTTCGG